GCTGTGGCTATGTTGTCACAATTGAGACAGGACAATGACAGATACATTATTCATTTAAGAGCTGGTATTGTTTTAGCTGACCAAGCTGATGAACCAGCAATCTCTAACTTTCTACAAGAAATATTAGACCAACATCAAAAACAAGCATGGTTCTTGAGTAGTTTAATTAAGTAAAAAAAATGAATGATGGTTATCTTGGTAATGTAAACCTAAAAAAGGTCGGTGTAGAACTATCTTACACCGAAGAGCAGGTTGCTGAAATATTAAAATGTGCCGAAGACCCGGTATATTTTATTAGAACATATGTAAAGATTGTCAATGTTGACCACGGTTTGGTTCCGTTTGATATGTGGCCATTCCAAGAGGACATGGTTAAAACATTCCATGACAATCGTTTCTGTATTGCAAAAATGCCTCGTCAGGTTGGTAAAACAACCACGACAGTAGGTTATATGTTATGGTCAGTATTGTTTAATGTTGACTATAAGATTGCAATCTTGGCCAACAAAGGTTCATTGGCCCGTGATATTCTAGGTCGTATTCAGTATGCTTATGAATATTTACCTTTATGGTTACAACAAGGTATTAAAGTTTGGAATAAAGGTAACATTGAATTAGAAAATGGTTCAATGATTTATGCTTACGCAACATCTGCTTCAGGTGTTCGTGGTGGAACATACAACCTAGTATTCCTTGATGAATTCGCTTTTGTGCAACATAATATGGCACAAGAATTCTTCACCTCTACTTACCCTGTTATATCTTCTGGTAAAACCACAAAAGTAATCATAGTTTCAACACCAAATGGGTTGAATATGTTTTACAAAATGTGGACAGATGCTATTGAAGGTCGGTCAACATACAAACCACTTGAAGTTCATTGGTCAATGGTACCAGGCCGTGATGAGGCATGGAAAAATGAAACCATTCGTAATACAAGTGAAGAGCAGTTTAGACAAGAATTTGAAACAGAGTTTATTGGTTCATCCGCTACTCTGATTTCTGGTGCAAAATTAAGGTCATTGGCATTTCATAATCCAATATCTTCCATTGAAGGTTTTGACATTTATGAAGAACCAATTAAAGACCACCTGTATATTGCGACAGTTGACTGTGCTGAAGGTGTAGAGGCCGACTATTCTACGATTAATGTCTTAGATGTGTCTCAAACCCCTTATAGGCAGGTCGCTAAATATAGGAACAATAAATTGCCCTTATTATTCTTCCCAACAGTCATCTACTCGGTGGCTAAGAAGTATAATGAGGCCTATGCGTTGATTGAAACAAATAATATTGGCCAGCAGGTGGTTGATATTTTACACTATGATTTGGAATACGAGAACATTTATAAGTTAGAACACCATCATATAAAAGGGCAGAGTATCTCTGCTGGTTTTAGAAGGTCAACCAGTTTTGGTATCAAAACAACCAAATCGGTTAAAAAGATTGGTTGTGCTAACTTAAAAACTCTTGTGGAGAATGACAAGTTAATTATTAATGACTTTGATACTATTGCAGAAATGAACACTTTTGCAAGAATCAGAGATACATATGCAGCTGAAGAAGGTAATAATGACGACTTGGTGATGGGCTTGGTGCTCTTTGCTTGGTTGACGGCACAGACTTTCTTTAAAGACAGCACAAATATTGATGTTAGAAAGTTAATGTTGGCTGAGCAAAATATGATGATAGATGAAGATTTAACACCCGTTGGTGTCTTTGACGATGGCCGAAAAGAAGAGGTTACTGTCAGCAACGGAGATATTTGGACAGAACGAGGATATAGTCCCTCAACTTTCTAAAAAACTAAATAGACAATAAAAGAAAATTGACCCGATAACAAAAGGAGAAATCCAATGGCATTTCAGCTCTCACCTGGGGTAAATGTATCAGAAATCGACCTGACTACAATTGTACCCTCAGTCGCCACCTCAATTGGCGCATTTGCGGGGCCGTTTGCATGGGGTCCAGTTGGTGAAATAATTACTATATCTGACGAGGTTCGTCTTGCTGATACATTTGGCAAACCTACTTCTTCAAACTATGAATACTGGTTCTCAGCAGCAAACTTCCTAGCATATTCTAACAACTTAAAGATTGTCCGTGCTTATGGCATTGGTTCAACTTATAATGCTACTGCTAATACAACAGCAGGCGCAGCTAGTGTAACTATTAAAAACGATACTGATTGGGAAAATAACTACTCAGGCGGTGCAAATACTTACGGCCATTTTGCCGCTCGGTATGCAGGTGCTTTAGGTAATTCTCTTAGTGTTTCTATGGCTGATGCAAACACATATAGCACATGGACATATTCAACACAGTTCACATCTACACCAGGAACATCAACATTTGTTTCTAACAAAGGTGGTGCAAACGATGAGATTCATATTATCGTTGTTGACGAAGATGGTTCATTTACAGGTACACAAGGTACAGTATTAGAGAAATTTGGTTTCGTTTCTAAGGCAGTTGATGCTAAAGACGATTCTGGCAACTCAAACTACTACAAAAATGTAATCGCAGCTCAATCAAGATATGTTCACTGGATGTCTCACCCATCAACAATTGGTGCAGGCACATCTTGGGGTTCAACTGCAAATGCAACAGCCTTTGCTACACTAACAGGTAATGTAACAGTTTCTCTTGCTGGTGGTGCAGACGGTACAGTTTCTACTGCCAATGTGGTAACTGCTTACGATTCATTTGATGATGCTGAATCAGTTGACATTTCATTAGTCGTATCTGGTCCTGCTGGTCAAACACTTGCAGACAGTTTGATTTCTATGGCAGGCACACGCAAAGACTGCTTAGTATTCTTGTCACCTGAAAAAGCTGATGTTGTAAACAATGCTGGTTCAGAAGAAACAGATACTATTTCATATCGCAACACATTAACAAGCACATCATATGCCGTATTAGATTCTGGTTGGAAATATCAATACGACAAATACAACGATGTGTATCGCTGGGTACCATTAAACGGTGATATCGCCGGTCTATGCGCTCGCACAGATTTAGAGCGTGACCCATGGTTCTCACCAGGCGGTTTAAATCGTGGTATTATTAAGAATGTAATCAAACTTTCTTGGAATCCAACTAAGACTAACCGTGATAACTTGTATGTAAAAGGTATTAATCCTGTCGTTTCATTCCAAGGCGAAGGCACAGTTCTATTCGGTGATAAGACAATGTTGAGCAAACCATCTGCGTTTGACCGCATCAATGTTCGCCGTTTATTCATTGTGCTAGAGAAAGCAATTGCAAGAGCAGCTCGTTTCTCAATGTTTGAATTTAACGACCAATTCACAAGAGCACAGTTCGTAAACTTAGTTGAACCGTTCTTGCGTGATGTTCAAGGTCGCCGTGGTATTACCGACTTCCGTGTAGTCTGTGACGAAACCAATAATACTGGTGAAGTTATTGACCGCAACGAATTTGTTGGTGATATCTACATTAAACCTGCTCGCTCAATCAACTTTATCCAACTTAACTTTGTTGCGGTACGCACAGGCGTTTCCTTTGACGAAGTAGTTGGAAAGTTCTAATAAATAGAGAAACAGGAGAAAATTAAATGGCTTTCAATGTAAATGAATTTAGAAGTCAACTGACAGGTGACGGCGCCCGCCCAAATCTGTTTGAGGTTTCTATGCCGTTTCCTGGATTCTCAGCACCAGGAAATGCTCAACAAAAACTTACCTTTATGTGTAAGACTGCTCAGTTACCTGGTGCAACCATCGGTGTTGTTACTCAACAATACTTCGGCCGTGAGTTGAAGTTTGCTGGTAACAGAACATTTGCTGACTGGACAATTACAGTCATTAACGATGAAGACTTTATTATTCGTAACGCCTTCGAAAGATGGATGAACGGAATCAATAGTCACAATCTTAATGTGCGTAATCCAGTTGCACTTGCACCTGCTGGTTATACAGTTGACGGTGAAGTTAAACAATTTGGTAAAAAAGGCGACTCGCTTAAGAAATATAAGTTTGTCGGTTTATTCCCTACTGATATTACCGCAATCGATGTTGATTGGGGTTCTAACGATGCAATTGAAGAGTTTTCTGTTACACTTTCTTACCAATGGTGGGAAGCTGTAGAAGACGGTGTAGTGTAACGAAGAGGACTTCGGTCCTCTTCTATTTTTTTTAGGATGATATATTAATGGCTATTAAACTCTTCGGGTTTACACTCGGAAATAAAGACATTGTTCAGGTTCAAAAGCCTGAACAACCATCTTTTACACTTCCAACGGAAGCGATAGATGATGGTGCAGTAACTATAACGCAAAATGCTCACTACGGCACATATGTAGATTTAGAAGGTTCGGTCCGTAATGAGATTGAACTCATCACCCGCTATCGTGAGATGGCAAATCACCCCGAACTTGAAATGGCTATTGACGATATCGTTAATGAAGCCATTACACATGATGTTGATGGTAAAGTTTTAGAAATTAATTTAGATGGATTAAAACAACCAGAGACAGTTAAAAAGAAAATCATTGAAGAGTTTGATGCTGTTCAGCGTATGCTGAATTTCAAACAACTTGCCGATGATTTGTTTAAGCGTTGGTATATTGACGGCAGAATTTACTATCATGCCGTTGTAAACGAAAAGAATCCAAAAGAAGGTATTCAAGAATTAAGATACATTGACCCACGAAAGATTCGTAAGGTCCGTGAAATACAAAAAGATAGAGACCCTAAAACTGGCGCCATGATTATTAAGTCTATGGCAGACTACTATGTTTTTAATGACAAAGGGCAAACAACACAAACATACACTAGCAATATTAATGCTGGTGTTCGTATTGCACCAGAATCAATCATTAATGTAAATTCTGGTATGATGGATGCTAAAAATACATTCGTTATATCTTATTTACATAAAGCAATTAAACCTCTTAATCAATTAAGAATGATTGAAGATGCGGTTGTTATTTACCGTATATCAAGAGCACCTGAAAGAAGAATATTTTACATCGATGTAGGTAATTTACCAAAAGGTAAAGCAGAACAATACTTGCGTGATGTGATGGTTAAGTATAAAAACAAAATGGTTTATGATGCACAGACTGGTGAGTTGCGTGATGACCGCAAACACATGTCTATGCTCGAAGATTTCTGGTTGCCTCGCCGTGAAGGCGGTAAAGGAACTGAAATTACAACACTACCTGCTGGCCAAAACCTTGGCGAGTTAGAAGATGTTAAGTATTTCAGACAGAAACTATTACAATCGTTAAATGTGCCTATCAGTCGTTTAGAACCACAACAAGGTGGTATGATTGGTATGGGTCGTGTAACAGAAGTAACAAGAGATGAAGTTAAGTTTACAAAATTTATCCAAAGACTTCGTAATAAATTTGCTACTGTTTTTGACCATGCTATTAGGTTACAATTAGTTCTTAAAGGTGTTTGTACCTCAGAAGAATGGGACCAATTTAGAGAACACATTTATTATGACTTTAAAAAGGACAACAACTTCACAGAAATGCGTGAAGCAGAATTATTGCGTGAGCGATTAAATCTACTAAGCGTTGTTGACCCTTATATTGGCAGATATTACTCTGCTGGTTGGGTAAGAAGACATGTTCTTCAAATGGATGATGAAGAAATTGAAAAAATGGAAAAGGAAATTAGTGATGAAGAAGAACAAGGAATTGGCGGCCCTACTGTCTCGCCAGAACAACAAGCAACCCAGCAAGCCGAAGCAGAGCAATACCCTCCCGAAGACAACACTCAGGAGGCAGGCTCCACGGAGTCGCTAACACCACAACTTGATGCGGATGTAAAACGGTATACATCTATACTAAATAAGCAATAAACGGAGATAATAATGGAAACTACACAATTTATTGACCAATTAGCAGCAGGACAAGCCGCTGATGCTCAGTCTTCATTGAATGATATGTTATCAGCAAGAGCATTTGAAGCACTTGGTGCTCGTAAGGTTGAAATTGCTAAAACAATTTTCAATGGTAAAGATACAGAAGAAGTAGAAGTTCAAAATACAGCAGACGAACCAGTAGAACAATGAAGTCTTTATTAGAGTTTAAAACTATTGTTGAAGAAGAGAAATCAGACTATTCTAAGTTTGATGCATTAGTTCGTGCAGGTCTTGCCAATAAGGCACAGATTCAACGAATTCATAAAATTCTGGATAAAATGGGTGAAGATAAACCTGTTTTTAATAATGCAGATAGAATGATTATGCAAAACCTTTTCAATAAAATGGTAGATTT